ACGCTGATTGCCGTGAATTGGTATTCTTGCGTATGCAAGAGTTGAGTGATCATCCTGATGTGGCAGAGGTTGTAAATCGCCTGGATGTGGATGCTGATTACGCAATGAATCCTCCTGATGCAACCAATCCTGAGGATGTTGAGCAAGGCGAAACTGATCAAGAAATTGACGAGTATAAAAATTCTGCACCAGGCGAACCAGATCAGACTGACTTGAAACCAGTGGAAGAAGACATTTTAGAATCAATTCGTCGTGCAGCCGGACTCAAAGAGAATGTTACACTGGATGAAAATGGCAACACATTCCAACATATTTTAAATACCTATAAACGTGATGTCAAAGACTTTGAAGCCACTGGTGAAATGAGCGATGCCTTATATGATGTGTTGTATGATTACTATTTTGATGACATGCCGTATGGTACAAAAAAAGGCCGCGACGGAGATCCTTATGAATGGATAGGAGATCGTTTTGCTAAAGATATAGGCTTAAATGAAGGTGAACTTGGAACTGCTGTAGGTGCTGGTATTGGCGGCGCTCTAGGAGGTATTCCTGGTGCCGCACTCGGTGGAGTAGCCGGACATTACCTTACCAATGGTGAAGAAACCGACGAAGGTTGGAAAGGTCAACTAGCTGGCGGAACTGTAGGAGCCATCGGCGGAGAATTAGCAGGAGCTGCAGTAGGTGGCCCGATTGGTGCATTAGCAGGCGGGGCGTTGGGAGGTACTGCTGGCCAAATGATAGGTGATAAACTTGGAGGCGCCAACGAAAACACAATGGATTATGCTCCGGAAGTAACCGATGAAGAAGGATATGGACTCAACCCAATTCCGGCTGCCATGGAAGACGACAGTGTTCATAGTGTGGATGGCGGTATGAGCAACAGTTTGCTACAAGATGATGGTGTTTGTAACATGAGCGAAGCTGGAGAAATGTGCCCGGTTCACGGTCTTGAAGAATGTTGGGGTGCACCCGTTCAATCAGCAGTTCCGTCAGTTGTGCCTACTCTAGAAAACGTCGAACTACCTGACCTTGGGCTAGTACGTATGCAACAATTGGCCGGATTCATGATCCGATAAATCTAATTAGAACAACTGCGTCATAAATATCATTGACGCTGACAAACAAAGCGTATATACTACTAACATGTGTATACGCTTTTTTATTGGTATCACAGGCAACAAAACTATCTTAGATAGGCAACATATTAAATTCTTTAGAAAGGCAACATAATATGGCATCATTAGCAGAAATTAGAGCAAGACTGGCAGCAAGCGAGAACAAAGGTTCTCAATCACAAGGTGGGGGAGACAATGCAATTTACCCACACTGGAACATGGAAGAAGGGCAATCAGCCACATTAAGATTCCTTCCAGACGCAAACACAAAAAACACATTCTTCTGGGCAGAGCGAGCCATGATTCGACTACCATTCAATGGTGTCAAAGGAGAAATGGAATCAAAACAAGTGTTTGTTCAAGTTCCTTGTGTGGAAATGTGGGGAGATCCTTGCCCAGTACTAGCAGAAGTTCGCACATGGTTCAAGGACAAGAGCCTTGAAGACATGGGCCGTAAATATTGGAAAAAACGCAGTTATATTTTCCAAGGTTTTGTGCGTGAAAATCCCATCAACGAAGACAAGACTCCAGAGAATCCTATTCGTAGATTTATCATTGGACCACAAATCTTTACCTTGATCAAAGGTGCATTGATGGATCCTGAGTTGGAAGAATTGCCAACAGACTTGTTGAAAGGCTTAGACTTCCGCATTACTAAAACTGCCAAGGGCGGCTTTGCTGACTACAACAGTTCTAAATGGGCACGCAAAGAATCTGCACTCACTGAAGCAGAACAAGCTGCAATTGAAAAATATGGATTGTATGATCTTTCCTCATTCTTGCCAAAGAAACCCACAGATGTGGAACTCAAGGTGATCAAAGAAATGTTTGAAGCAAGTGTAGATGGGCAAGCATATGACACTACACGTTGGGGTCAATACTTCCGTCCAGCAGGTGTACAAGCACCAGCAGGAGCACCTGCATTGGCTGTTGATGGACACGGCGATGTGCAGGAAATTCCAGTACTGGCACCAACTGCGGTAGCATCAAGTTTTGATGATGAAGATGATGTACCAGCACCTACTGCACCAGTGGCAGCGGCTAAACCTGCACAAAAAGCCGAAGATATCTTGGCAATGATTCGGGCTAGACAAAAACAATAATCAGTGATTTATTGTATAGATTATCGTAACGGAAGTATGGGCAATACTATTCTTGCCCATATTTTGTATTCTTGTGCCAAAATACAAATTGATCCAGAATTGATATTTTCATTCGAAGGAAATGCACACGCAATCAATGACTATAACAATACAAATTTAATTGCATGGCATTGTGAAGAATTTCCAAAAGATGATATGGAAATTATTCTAAAAGTGGTTTGCAATGACTGGGACGAGTTACTGAGATTAAAAATGTCTTATTCAAAATTTTATAAAAAAGTTCCAGACAAAGGAAATTTTCAAGATTTTAACTTTACCAATGCATCTGAATCATCACACATAGAAAATTTAACCATAAAATATTGGACTATGCTACAAAGCGTTAAACTAAAAAACATTGATAAAGTGGCTGATATCACACTCAGTGAGTATATTTCTGGAAATGTAGATAAATTACAAAATACAGCCAAATTCCATAATTGGAATTGGGATTCAGAAAAAAGTAAAACTTTTTACCAAATTATGTTAATACACAATTCAAAATATTTTGATTGGCTAGATAAGATTAAAATATTGGTCAATAATTGTTTAGAGTATAATATTGTATCCACCTCTTTACATTTTTGGGAAAAAGCATTGATACTTGCTAAAATATGTGAAATCACACATATCAATCCTCAGCTACTGCATTGGGATACTCAAGAATATTTTTCGAACAATAATCTATCATTAATAAATTCATTAAAAAGGCTTAAACATGGCAAAACCATTTGATGTATCAAAGTTCCGCAAGGACATAACAAAAAGTATTGATGGTCTTAGCATTGGATTCAATGATCCAACTGACTGGATATCAACCGGTAATTATGCATTAAATTACCTAATTTCAGGAGACTTTACACGTGGCATTCCACTGGGTAAAGTAACTGTATTTGCTGGCGATTCTGGAGCAGGGAAAAGTTATATCTGTTCTGGAAATATCATTAAAAACGCACAACAACAAGGTATCTTTGTGGTGCTTATTGACAGTGAGAATGCTCTAGACGAAGATTGGCTCAAAGCACTAGGAGTTGACACAAGCGAAAGCAAGTTATTAAAGTTAAGTATGGCAATGATTGATGATGTAGCCAAAACTATATCAACTTTTATGAGCGATTACAAAGCCTTGCCTGATGGTGAAAGACCTAAGGTTATGTTTGTAATCGATAGCTTGGGCATGTTGTTAACACCCACGGATGTTAATCAATTTGATGCAGGTGAGATGAAAGGCGACCTAGGCCGTAAACCCAAAGCACTGACTGCATTGGTACGAAATTGTGTCAATATGTTTGGTAGTTATAATGTAGGATTGGTATGCACAAATCATACATACGCAAGTCAAGACATGTTTGATCCGGACGATAAAATTTCTGGAGGTCAAGGGTTTATCTATGCAAGTTCAATTGTGGTTGCAATGAAAAAACTCAAACTCAAAGAAGACGAAGAAGGCAATAAAATTTCGGATGTAATGGGTATCCGGGCTGCTTGCAAAGTTATGAAAACACGATATGCCAAACCTTTTGAAGGTGTACAAGTTAAAATTCCTTACGAAACTGGAATGAGCCCTTATTCTGGATTAACTGATTTAATTGAGAAAAAAGGCATGCTTAAAAAAGAAGGCAACAGTTTGGTGTTTACTACCAGCGCAGGTGAAATCATTAAAAAATTCCGCAAAGGGTGGGAACGCAACGACGACGGATGTCTTGACACAGTGATGAAAGATTTTGAAAATATCAAAGAACAACCAGCAGTTACAGAAGGAGAGGAAGAATGACTGAAATAGTTGCCAGTGAGATTTGGAATGAAATCAAACGATATGTAAACACCGTGGACAGAGCAGAAGCAGCAGAAACCATCGTATCAGTGTTGATTGACCACGACAGTGATGTAGAAGATATTAAAAATGCATTCAAGGGAGATGCCGATATCAAACGAGCACTCACAGTGTATCTTGACAATGACAAAGATTACACTGATGATGATGACGATGACGACATTGATCAAGAAGACATCGACAGTGACTGGGAAGATTGATGTGGTACAGTCGTGTAGTAGCAGATCTTGGTGCAATACCTGATTTTATTGCGCATTTTGAACATGAACTGGATGCAGCCAAAAAAGATTGTCGCATCAATGGCATAGTTGAAAAAAATATATCTGCACTGCCAGGAATCACCGAGCATCGATTCAATCAACTTCAAGAAATTGAAGCTGTGTTAAATTTCCTCAATATACAACTGCGCAAGATTCGTCGTAGACATTTTCAAAAATATCTTGAAGGTTATGCCAGAGCATTGACCAGTCGAGATGCTGAAAAATATGTAGACGGCGAAGACGAGGTCATTGATTTTGAAACTATTATCAATGAAGTAGCGTTGTTGCGCAATCGATGGCTGGGTATAATGAAAGGACTTGACACCAAACAGTGGCAAATGGGACACATAGTTCGATTGCGCACAGCAGGCATGGAAGATATACAAATATGATAACTTTTGCAAATCCAGAACAGAGCCATACACACAGTCTCAAGACTCTGAATATGTTGCGTGAGTATGATGAATTTATGGAAAGTATTGGCACACTGATAGATCTAGGCTGTGGCGCAGGACTGGATTTGACTTGGTGGGCCACCGTGACCACTCGGGATGATGTGCCAGTGCCTCTCAATATACAATGTAC